TAGCAACAACCAATGTAGATACTGAGTATATTGTTGTGGATGGAACAAGGTGTCAGAATGGTGAAGAATTAGCATCTGTTATCAGTTCGGCAATCAATTCATTCCCCGGCAAAGGTGCATTGAAATCTATAGGTGGTACACACCACCCTTCAATGGGTACATCAAACAGACAAGACCGTTACGGTTGGGTTGATGTTGCTAATGCTAGTGGTACAGTAAACACAGGTTCTACAATGGGTGATTTTTGGATTGAGAGCGCAGAGACAACAGACCAAGATAAGTTGAACAATTTACCTGCATCGGGTTGGTTGAGAGCAAGCACCACAACAAGTCCAGCATACGCTTGTTATTACATGAAGCAAGTAATTCCGGGTAGCGGTAGTAACTTCAAGGCTAGATTCTACCTTGCTCCCAACAAGATGACGGGAACCACTGCCACTAGAGGATTCTTACACGATAACGGGGCAGTTACACCCGCTACCAATGATAAGTTGTGGGTGTGGTCTAAGACGGGTGTTATTCGTTTCAACAATGAGAATGCAAGCGCCCGCGACCATATGACACAGGTTCATTTCTCAGGTGTAGTAGATGCTATTGATAGAACCAAACCAATAGGAGCAGTTGGTTGGCACGGTGAAAGATACTCGTATCTTAACAGTCTAAGAGTGGGCACAGAAGGCTATGCTGCTGGTTTGGGTGCGTATCATCCATTCCTAAACTTCACGCCGTATGGCACTGCTTCAACAGTGATGAACGTGTATGGTTCTCTACCATTGATAGCGCCTTTACCTGATTCTCCTGAAAGTAGTGCAATAATCAATGATGGAGAAACAACAGTTGCTACAAGAAAATCATACATTAGTGCTCCTTACACAAGTAACACTTTCACAACCGCTAGTAGTTTCAGAGATTACGGTTACACTGATGCAAAACACGCCACACAGAGGTCAGTAAAACCACCAAATCATGTGTTTAGTTATGCTAACGCAGATACTACTAGTGTAATGGAAGACTCATTACACCACCCGCAAGGAGTGTATTCTTCTGCATTCCTCGTGGTGTCATACGAGAGTGAGTTGTCTATGGTAGCAAAACACGATAGAGACGGTGTGGACTCTTTTGGTGATTGGTTATACGCGAAACATGGCACTAGTGCAGATATATCAGATGGCGGCACAACAAAGTGGGACACAAGATTTCATGGACAAGACCGCTTTATTGCGCCCGCAAATGCGGGGCCGAATGTTGAGGGTCTAATTGTTAGTGATATGGCTCTTCCAACAGGCACTGTGGGTGCTAATTGGATTGACTCTTTATTCCCGCCCGCTAGTGGTGATTTCAAACAATTACATAGTGCCGTTTCAAATGATTTATCATTGCGTAACGCTGTGCCGGGCCTCAATGTAACAGGGGATTTGTTGTATGACTTAGACCATTCTGTTGGTTCTTTGAATCTTGAAGCAAGCGGTGTTGAAAGAAACGTCTCAGAAGATTTTCACACAGGTGCGTATTATTCTCAAGGTATGGGTGTGGTTGGAACTAACTTGTGGATGTCTGATGTAAACGGTTATCAGACTTATCAGAATAGTTCTGCAAAGAACTTCACCGTAGAGAACGTAGTGTGGAAGAGAATGGATGGTGGTAATCTATCGCTACCTGCAATCAACGCTAGAGGTATGGGTGCTGTGCCTTTCATCACTAGGGTGAAGAATAGTGCGGCACATCTAACGGGTGAGAAAATATATGGTAACGTCAGATTTAGTTTTGAGACTACCAACTCTGTTATGATGCCAACAATAGAAGCACAGGAAATGAATCAACCCGGACTTCCCAACCATAGACTGAGTAATGCTCTACAAATACCCAATGAAGAAATACAATTCCAAGAAGTAACGGTTGTTGACGATAGCGGTAAAGAACACACGATAGAAGGCGGAAGTCCATTTGGCACAGTCATCAGATGTTTTGATGTTAAGAGAGGAAAGCCATCTTTAGCGAACAGCGGTGATACACCCAATCTAGCGGTTAGATTACCTAACCCCGACAGTATACCCGGTAACATTGTTGTGCGTTCCGGTTTTGACCCCATACAAGCCTATCAGACGGAGACATTTGGTTCAGGAGGCACACAACACCCCGGTAAGGGTTCAACGCGCTTAGGGGAGTTGTTTGAGAGGACCACTAATTACAACACAAACAACCATCCTGTTTACGAAGAATATGGTTGGGAACATTTTGATAACGAATCGGGTGAGAGTAAGATTGGTGGTTTCAACACTAACAGTTTAGACTCTGCTTACGAACTGCACGATAGAATGCTTTTGTTCCATGTTTGCAAGGTTGGTGTTGGACATACTCACTGCTATCCAACTGCTTATGCACACGCCGTCACTAATACTGCGGGTGGCGGTGTTGTTAATCAGGCTCTAACTGTATCATCATTCTCTAGCGGCACATTAACGGCAAGTGCTACGATAGACACAACAATCTTTTCTGCCGATTTCGGCACTAAGGAAGAAGATGACAACAGGCGTTACATTAGAGTTTACAACGCTAGTGGTGAAAGCGGTCTAGCGTCTTACACAGGAATCAGTGGCACCACATTCACTACGGTCAAGGGAGATGCAAACTTTGTATCACTTGTAGCAAAAACCGACACACTAACCATTGTTCCATCCTATCCTATTCCAGCGGGTTCTGCTAGGTTCTATGCCGCCAACAGGTTGCGTGACCATGCAGAGGTAAGTGGTAATTCACCCGACATGACACACACGAAGTATGTTGACGGTAGTGAAACACCATACCAAAGATACTCCAAACCAATAATGACACCAATGGCCTATCCGAGAATGGGGCATCACTACGTCAATGCCACACAACCCATGTTACCCGGTCATTGGGCGCACCCCGCATATCAATCGCTTTACAAGAAACACAGATTTGAACAGAACTTTAAAACGCAAAGAAGGGATAGTAAAACGCTGAAAGATGCGGTTATTGCTTCTGCACAAGAAGTTCCCGTAAAGGCTGATTTATCCATTGGTGACAGTATTAACCCCGTAGAACCGGAAATAGCATTTGGCTCTCTAAACGCTGCACCAAGCCCACCTTCTGATTTACATGGTGGTGCATTCACACTAATGTTTGAGACATCCGTTAAGTGGGATGGTTACGGTGTATTGGCGAGTTTGGGTAATGCTGGTGTCATAAACAAGGCAGGTGGGCACAGCATTGTCTTGGCTGCTGCTGCTAACTACACATTAGCAAACCACTTCCCTGACCCATCAGAAGTGGGTGCTTACCAAATAGTGATACAACCAAATATGTTCAGAGGACAAATCGGCGGTGTTGTTGAAAGTGAGAGTTATGTCTTCACAGGACAACAGGTAAACACGGTAATTGGTATCAAGAAGGATGAAAGTGAGTTTGGCGGATTGGTGTTGATACTAGCAAAGGCAACGCAATTCGACTGTAGGGGTTGTGAGGTATTCGTGAATGAGTTGATGTTGGACATATCTCCTGATTTCGGTAGCCAATTTACAAAGATACCACCCTTGCTTCTTTACAACCCATACGGTGTTAATCTAAATGAGACACCTTCGTTTACTAGAAGGAACTTCCCTTACTCTCCAATGATGGTAAAATCAACGCCATCACACACTCTTAACATCCCGTGGTGGTCTATACTGTTTGGAAATATCCATAGTAGCACAGAATTGATAGAAAATACTTCAAATTATATGGGACTATCTCAATATGCACCTCATAATTACGAAGTATTTGCAAAAAGCACCTATGGAAGTGTTGGACATATACTAGGATTACAAGGACATAATACAAAATACCCAAACATATATTCTAGCATATTAGAAAATACATCTCCAATTGCAAAATGCACTATTACAAGTAAGGGAAGTGGTGGTGTATTCACTGTGGATAACGGAAGTGCATTCCCCGCTAACCCACAATTCGGCCAAGAGATATATTTCACAGCAGCAAACGGTAAGGTTTACTCTACCACGTATACCCGCTCAGGATATGCAGCAGATGGTATTAATCTAAGAAATACGTTTACTGTGGCTAACGGTAGTGAGTTCTATTCTAATATGGTTGGTAATGAAACAGTGTATCTAAGCAGTAATTACAATTCATACAAATCATTCGATTATTCTAATTACCCACAAACATCTAATTATGCAAAAACAATTAACACACTATCTTCAGGTAGTAGAGATACAAATACATTACACCCACCTGATGCTTTCTTATGTCTTTGGAATCATAATCTAGGTAGACCTATGACATATTTCTCAGATACTAGAAGTGCTTGGAGTAGTCAACCTGTAAATCAAGCAAGGTATAATGCGATGCCTGAACATTATGAAACAATACATTACCATTCTGCTAATTATCAAATGAGTTTCGGCCCATTCTCATTTATGATGAAAGCACAAAAACCATCTAATGGTGTTGGTTCACTTTATGCAGCAGATGGTGATTTAGACACATACGATGTATCTTCAGGTATTTATGGCAATGCGCTATATGGTGGCTATTGGCCTTGTGGTAGTCGAGGTGGCCCACAGGCCAGTTGTTTGGATGGTTACACACAAAGCAGCGTGTCGTGGTCGTTACCGGGTTTTGCATCTGATGTAACGATGAATTGGAAGGATGAGGGTTGGAACAGTTCTACCAATGCCTATACTAGAACCACAGGTATTACCACAGCAATTGATAATGACACCGTTAGAAGGAACTTTGGTTACAGGATTGGTTTGAAACAAAATCACAATCGCCCTGCTTGGGGCATCATACCTGCTCGTGGTGCTTTGGAGAAAACAGCCTCAGGAGGTTCTGCTTACAACACCACTAGTTACGATTCAGGGCCGATAGTGCAAATAGAAACACACGGCAACCTTTCATCCAAATATACCGGCATTTTAGGCCGTTTAAGCAACTTTACAGGTATGTTGAACTCTGATGTGCAAGGAGAACAAGTGCGTTACGCGCAAGGAACAAGGATGACTAGACCCTTCGGTGTGCCTGTAAGAACATTATCCAATAAGAGCACTGTTGAGAGGGATTGGTGGGGCGATGTTGAAGGTTTGGAAATAACAGATTTGGCTTTAGCATCCAAGCATTACTTGGTGGATTGGTGGGGCAACGATAGGGGAGAAGATGTTAGAAAATCGCCTGTGCGTGGCTTCGGTATCAGACCTGCGTGGGACTGTGGTAACGCATACAAAGAAGGGACTAACACACCATTTGATAGGATTTGGAATAGTGGTTCTCCATTGTTTAATGTAAAGAATATCCTCAATAGCAGCGGTCAAGTTAGCATCACTAATAGCAAAACAATCCCTCGTTATGGTGGTGTTGTCAACAGCGCAAACAACAATAGTAGTAGCACTTTAGTGGATGTGTTCGCACCATTCCATTCTTTGAGAATAGGTGATATGGGCAACGGTAGGGGAGTTAGATACCCCACTTTCTTCAATCAATGTATCTACACAGATGTTAGTCAAGCGGTGGTTAACACGGGGTTGGTGTTGAGTAAGCACACCTCTGAACCCCTCTTTAGTGAGGGTCTGTTACGCCCCCGTAACGATGCACTGCAAGCCGATGAAATGAAGAGGGGCATAAGTAACAGTATGAACATAGCAGAAGATGGACTATTGAAATCAGAAGCAACCGTTAGTAGTAGAACTGAAACAATAGACGGTAGTTCAAAACATCTTGACGCAATCAGCAGAACAAGTCCAAGAATAGGCATTGACGCTCCATTGTTTGATACCGCAGAAGAGAACTTTGTTGCTCTGAACAGCGAAGCACATAGTCTACACACAGACAGAAACGTGGGTCAGAGAGTTGTGTTGCAAAACGCATTCCAACGAAACAGCAAGAGCACAACTACTGATTTCGTAACACCGTCTGCTTTCACTAGACAGAGTGCTGGCTCTCTACAAGGGTCCATTCTCAGATTTAGTCACACAAGCGTATTCCGTAGTTATGGCGGGTCTTACATCTTAGAAGCCAAGAATTACGCATCGGTGGTTGATGATTCAGGTTGGGGTAGGAATAGCATAGCCTCACCAAGCAAGTCCAGCAACCCGTATCAAAACTCCGTTAAGGTGAATAACAACCGAGCCAATAACGAAACTGACAACTCTGTTAGATTCCTAGTAAGACCAATTAGGGTGTTGGACAATCAACATGTTGAACTTTACAGAATGAACGACCAACTACATTCCAGCAGCCCCCAAGAGGTTGATACCGAGAAATCTTACTACAGCGCCACATCAGGTAACAAGTATGGTTTATTCAATTACGAAGTAGACACCCCCTCCACAGCCTCGTTCTATGTTGGTGGCACAGCAGGTGCAAATGCAAATGGCCCTTACTACCCTGTTGTATTGTTCGATGACGCATCCTTCACAAATACCCGTTCAACAGGCCCAACAATACCAACTAGTGAATCTACCAACTTCACTTCAAACGTCAAACAAACCGTTGCTAGACTCATCGTAACGGAAAACACATTACAACACCATCGCTCTGATTCTGCTAGAAATGGTGACTTCACAGTGCAACCAAGATTCTCTCAATCGTTACACCCCAAAGGACACAAAGGGGATGTAACTTTCAACACAGACGACCATACAGGTGATGCTACATGACGCTAATAGAACCTGCAAATGGGGCTTTTACTGAATCTCCAAATGAAATCATGTATGATGTAAGAAAGCCCTCGTTTGTTGATAATGCGCTTCATCTAGGAAAATACACCTCTCAGAAAACAGCATTACCCAAAGTGAGTTTTACATCTACACCACACACGCTTGCTACTGAAAAGAAATACAGTGTTGTAGAAGAGCAATCATCAATGTTGCTCTCACACAATAAAACACACGGACATAGTTCTGAAGTCAACATCTACACACCTAGTGGTGTTAATACAACATCTAGACTTCTTTATGATTCCAATAATACGAGTAAAAGACTCTATAGAGATGACATAGACAATCTATCCAAGAAAATTAGGTTAAATCTATCGAACATGGATAATCAGTCATTTGCCGATTTAGAACTAGGTGATACGTTCCATTTAGGTCAACCCATTGATGTGGGTCTAAGAACAAGCGACTTAGTAATGGAACTAGCCTCAGAGGTTGATGGTTCTGTATCATCTATTTCAATAGGAGAACCAATGACTGTAACGAATGCTTATTCACAGAGAAGAAAACACAGCCATACGTTTTCAGCATTCAATTTCAACAACTTCAATTTGATGGTTGCAATGAAGATTCTATCGAGAAGAGACAACAGAGTTTTGGAATATGATAACTTTGGTAATCTTCTTTTCGTGCCCTTCAACTATTCAAAACAATATCACATAGTAGAA